CTCGAGGATGAGGCGTACAAAACAGTGCGCGTCATTGACGAAGACGCCCTTATGGCAATGGTTTATCAAGACAAGATTACTGAGGAAGAACTTGAACTAATGTTTCCCGTAAAAGTAACTTGGGCATTGAACGTCCGAAAGAAGTAACGTGCCCGGATTGCGCAGTGACGAAGATATCCTCAGAGCTTTTGAGGGTCTCGACAAGGTCCCCGGTTCAAAGAAACAACGCCGTGATACGACCGACGCTTCCGAAAAACGCCGCTCTAGAATTCTTGGAGAGTCTAACGGGTGGGACGCAAACCCCATCTTAAAGACGCTTCAGGGAAAAGAGGTAGAAGTGTTTACCATCAGCGCCATTGCAGATGCTTTGGAAAAGAAGGTAGTCACCATTCGCCTTTGGGAAAAAAAGGGTTACATTCCTATTGCCCCTTACCGTCTGCGCTCCAAAACCATCAATGGTAAAAAAGTGAATGGAAACCGCGTTTACACGCGTGACCTCATTGAAATTACTATTGAAGAGTTTGGTAAGCGGGGGCTGCTTGGTTCTTCGCGTGTCGAGTGGAACCAACTTAGTGACTTGACTGATACGCTAGTGCGTAGATGGCGAGAAGCTATGAACCGAGAGTCGTAAGACCTCACATCCAATAGAGTGCGAAAGCCTCACTACCGAAAGATACACATGCAAACACCAGCAGTAAATGCCGAGGACTATGCCCTCGACACAAACGACCTTGTGGCGGATGCTCCCGAAGCAACGCCCAAGCACGGCACCTCCGTTCAGGCGGGTTGGGGTGCCGCAGACGCTCTTTTGAAGCCGAAGGCTTCGGGCGACTACCCCAATGATTTCCGCTTCGTTGAGCAGATGCAGTTGGTTAAGTTCCTTGAGAACGAACCGTTTTCGGTTTACCAGCAGCACTGGATTGAGCGCGAGGGAAAGAAGTCTTTCGTCTGCATTGGAGACGACTGCCCCTTGTGTGTTCAGCTCGGGGATAGCCCCCGTAGTAAGTTTGCTTTCAACGTCCTTGTCCTTACGGACGAGGCGCCCACTGTGCAGATTCTGACTGCGCCTCCCACGTTTGCTCGCCAGCTCCGCGCTGCGAACGACGATGAGAAGCGTGGTCCGTTGACCAAGCACTACTGGGCAATTTCTCGGCAGGGTTCCGGACCACAGACCACGTATTCCCTCGAACGTGTCCGTGCCACCGACCTTGCCGAGGAGTGGGACATCGACCCCGTAAAGGTCGACGAAATGGCAGCCTCCGCTGTCCTGTACGGACCTGAGTCGGTCTACATCACCCCCCGTGAAGAACTGCACTCAGTAGCCCGTACGCTCATTTCGGCGTAACCCACTCCACCCCCCATGGGGCTAGGACGATTATGGTTGGTCGTCCTAGCCCCCATCTAGTGTTTTGAGGGAAACATGAACATCATCACTACACAGGAACAGCTTGCCGAGTTTGTAGCCGCGTATGATTCCGTCGAGGCATTTGCTTTTGACGTCGAAACCATCGGCGAAGACCGGCTTTACCCCGTCATCAATGATGTGTGCTGGATTTCTTTTGCTACCGATAGTCGAGTAGACGTTATCCCAATGGGTCACCCCAACGGTGACTTTGCCCATTGGGACAAGCCCTTACTCTTGGCTGGACAACGTCGTCTGACCGAGGGTAAGCCCCTTTTGGATACCAGTTACTCAAAAGACCAACGTAAGTGGAACCCAGTATTTGGTGACCCCCCAGCACAGTTGAGCCCTGCGGAAGTCTTTCGGGCTATTCGCCCCATCATGTTCTCCGACAAACTGAAGGTCGGGCATAACCTTAAGTTTGACTTGAAATCTGTTGCCAAGTACTTTGGCGGAACGATTCCTAGCAAGCCCTACTTTGACACAATGATGGCATCATTCATCACCAACAACTTAAATAAGAACAACTTGAACCTTGCCGCCTGCGCCAAACGAGAACTAGGCATTGACGTAGAAAAGGGCGTTGGAAATAACGTAGCCGAGCACGCGTTTATGGATGTAGCCACCTACTCCGGGATTGACTCAGACGTGACGTGGAAACTGTACAAGACCCTTGCCCCAAAGTTGGAAGGCAACCTACGCCGTGTTTGGCGGCTCGAGATGGACGTTCTTGCCGCAATTTGCGACATGGAATTAGCAGGAGCACCAATAGACGAGGCTCAGCTGGACGTCTTGGCAGAGCAAATTGGTCACGACAAAATGATGGCAGAAGCGGCAGCCTACAAGATTGCTGGAAAAGCGTTTTCTATCAACTCGGTCCCAACCAAACAGCAACTACTTTTTGTTGGGCAAGACGGGAAGAAGCCCCGCATTGTTCCTAACCCAAAAATAACTATCGCGCTTACACCCAAAGGGAAAGACGCCCAGCGAAATCGCGAAGAACTTACGCCCTCCCACTTCTCAGTTGGCGCAGAAGCCTTGGAGTTTTATCGGGGCAAGGACGAGCTCGTGGACGCTCTGCTCGCCTATCAAGACCTCAACAAACTGATGACCACATACGTAACTCCGTATAAGGGCGGTGCGGTGAAGCACGTCACCAACGGCAAGGAAAAGATTACCGAGAAGAAGAGCCTCCTTATCAATGGTCGGGTCCACACAAACTTCAAAGCCCATGGCGCAGAGACGGGTCGGTTCTCATCTACTGAGCCCAACCTCCAGAACATCCCATCGTCAGGAGAATACGGAAAGCTTATCCGAAACCTCTTTATTGCCCCACCGGGCTACAAGTTGGTTGTGGCTGACTACTCGCAGATTGAGCCGCGTGTAATTGCGGCGTTTTCTCAAGACCCACTTATGGTGGAGAACTATCGAACCGGCAGGGACATCTACACCACCATTGGAGAGACCATGGGCGTAGACCGCAAGGCGGGTAAGGTTTTGGTTCTTGCTATCTCGTACGGCGTGGGTCCCGACAAGATTGCTTCTAGTATCGGGTGTACGGTACAAGCCGCCAAGACCCTGCTCAATGACTTTGAAAAAGAGTTTTCTAGCATTGCTAAATACAAAGCAAAGGTAGTTCGCCTTGCTAAGCAAACTACGCCTATGCCCTATGTTGAAACCATCTTGGGTCGCCGAAGGTATATCCCAGACCTCTTAAGCAGAGAACAGCGGTTCGTCTCTCGCGCCGAACGGCAGGCATTCAATACCGTTATTCAAGGTTCAGCCGCCGACATTATGAAGCTGGCAATTGTTCGAGCCCATTCCTGTTTCCTTGATGAGCCGGACATCAATGTGCTCCTTACCGTTCACGATGAGTTGGTCACAGTATGCCCCGAAGACCGTACTAAAGAGGTTGTTGAGGCTATCCGCGTGTCAATGGAGGGCGTACAGCTTAAGGGGATTACAATTCCACTTGAGGCAGAAGTTTACGTCGTTGATAAGTGGGGACAGGCAAAGTGATGACTAGACAATTTAAAAAAGACGTCAGTCTGCACGGCATTGTTTCTCGTATTAAGGGATTCATCCTTGACTCCCAAGTAGAAAACTACGAACACATCATTGAGATGTTGTCAGGGAATCCCATGAGCGAAGACGTTGCTCAACGCGAATTTGAAGAATCTAACATTAGAACAGAGCGCGTAAAGCACCTTGCTCCTCTTCTGTATCTTTTTTCCAATTCAATGGCAGAAGGTCTTGTGGAACATCAAAGAGCACACCTTGAGGAAACAGAAGACGAAGAAGTTGAAGAAGAGCTTACCGAGAAGATGTGGAACGCAACCGAGCGCGTCTTTGCTGAGATAGCGTTTACAACAACGGTAGGGGCGGTGTCTCAACTTTTGGATATGGGGCTTATTAGTACCTCAAAAAAACGGAGATGGTTTTGGAAAACCCGATAAACCGACACAAATTACCCCATGGAGAAGCATGACTTACGACGAAAAGTTTGACCTTGCAATTGCCAAATTGACAAAAATGGCGGATAAGCACCCTTCCATGGTTTGGTACTCGGAAGCAAAGTTTCTGTACTCCTTGCTTCCCGAATTGATTGCCTTTTTGGAATTGGGAAAACAGTTTGGTATTGACAAGTTTACTCACGAAGAAGACCTTGCCGCCCACTTGGAGTACATGCAGTTCGTAGACAAAGTCCTAGGAGTAAAAGATGAATAGCGCAGATTGGTGGGCAAAAAAGCTGGCTCAACAAGAGCCCTCCTCCAACCCGCAGCCCCGGCAAGACCCCGCCCCACAAATGCCTATGAGCCAACAGCCCATGGCGCAATTGCCTCAACTCCAACGACCTGCAAGTGAAAGGGCACAAAGTGCAGCACAAACGGTCTCATGTCCTGATTGTGGGTCTGGTAACTACATGTCAGTGGCTAATGCTGCTCCCCGCTGTTTTGATTGCGGGTATCCTTTGGAGCAGTCTGGTTCTCGTTACGGTTCCCTTGCTGGCGCTCACGTCGAGGGTGCAGCAAAGTCGGCAAAAGGCAACGACACGGTCAGCAATTGGAACCCGCAGGGAATTATCGGAAGGATTGGCGAGTGATTAATGCCGAAGCCCGTAAAATTATGCTCGCCATTAACAAACGTTTTGGCGAAAACGTTGTAGTAGTTGGTGAGGACATTCGAGCAGGTCTTATCTCAAAAATTACAACCGGGTCCACAACTTTTGATTACGTCCTCGGCGGCGGGTTCCCCGGCAATCAGTGGAACGAACTCATCGGAGAAGCCAGCCACGGAAAGACTGCCATTGCGCTCAAGTGTATTGCCGCCAATCAAGAACTTAACCCAGAGCACACCACGGTGTGGGTTGCCGCAGAGCAGTGGGTTCCGGAGTACGCCGCAATGTGCGGGGTAGACACCAGCCGCGTAATTGTGGTGGAGACCAACATCATGGAAGAGGCGTACCAAGCAGTCATTGAGTTTGCTAAGTCGAGGTCGGTTGACGCCATTGTCATTGACTCACTTCCAGCGTTGGTACCCCAGCCCGAGATGGACAAAACTATGGACGAGATGACCGTTGGTCGTGGAGCTTTGCTTACCAACAAGTTTTTTCGTGTGGTGGGCGATGCCATGAAGCGAAGTCTTATTGAGGCAGAGCGCCCGGTTTTAGGACTCATCATCAATCAGTACCGTATGAAGATTGGCGTCATGCACGGCGACCCTCGCACGACACCCGGTGGACAGGGCAAAGACTACGCCTTCTTCACTCGTTCTGAGATTCGTCGGGATGAGTGGATTGAAACGGGGTCCGGAAACAACAAAGTCCGCGTAGGGCAGCGCATCAAAATACGCACCATTAAAAACAAGGTAGCCCCTCCACAACAAGTTGCTTACATCGACTACTACTTCAAAGACCACAGCATTTACTCTGCCGGTGACTACGACTTTGCCAAAGAAATTGCGGCAATGGTTATTGTTAAGGGAATTGTAGACCGCAAAGGCGGTTGGATTTACTACGGGGAACGCAAGTGGAATGGACAAGAAGCGCTGGTGTCGTCTATCCGCGAAGAGGTAGACTTTATGGAGGAGCTTCGTGACAAAGTTCTAACAACCCCCGACAACATTATGGAGGCAGCAAATGATTAACCCCGAGTTTGTTATTCACGATACTGAGTGGGCAAAGGCGCTTGAGTTCCAGTACGAAGTGTACATGGAAGCTTGCTTTGAGTCCGTAGACGCAGACGAAGAGGACGAGCCGTTTGAAACCTTGTCTGGAGAACCGTTCTGCGGCTGTAGTACGTGCCACACCCGTGAGACGCTGTTCTTTTACACGCCTCGTTTGATGAGAGCAGCTGAACA